ATAAGAAATAAAGAGAAGGAGATGAGATGATTGGATTGAGGATTGATAATAATAGTTTGATGATAGATGGAGAGATAATGTTTGGTCATCCAGAATCAAGTAAGTATTTTGAGGTTCAGTTCGGTAGTGAATGTGATTGTTGCAATGAGCGATGGATTATGTTTGAGCGGATAGGAGAGGATGATAATGGTAATGGAATTTATAGAGAGATAGAAGAATAAATTATAGAGAGAATTAAATTAATAATTCCTCAGCATTCGTAAGGAGAATGAAATGATTAAAGAAACTACAGAAGTAATTGAGAAGTGGATCGTAAGGGTAGAGAAGACAGTGTTTGATTATTATGAAATCAAAGTTGATGATGAAGTAAGAAAGGATTATGAGATGGAAGTAGGAGAGGATCCTAGAGATTATCTTGGGGATTGTGGTCTGATGGAATTGGTGGATGAGAATGGCTATAAGGAAGCGTTAGAAAGTTATGTTCAGTATTGTGCAGTAGAGGATTGTACGCAAGACTTATCAGGTCATAGTCCAAGGGAATAGGAGAGGTATAGGATAGAGGTCCTTGGCTGTACACTGAGGACCTTCTATTTTACTAAATGATAGTATACATAGGTAGATTATTAGGATGGCTTAGAAGACAAGGATGGGCGTTGTATGAAAGGTGCGGAGGATAGAAAAGAAAATGAATGGAAGATTATTAGAGGAGATAGAACAGTGACTACATTGTCGGCAGAAGAATTGGCGTGGAGAAGAAATAAGATTCAGTATCTAAGAGAGATAGATTGGAAGAAGATAAAAAGAAATAATGTAGAATTAGTTTCATTGATCTTTGCTATAGCGGAGATAAAGGCTAAGGAAGATAATGGTATGTCTCAGCGTAATCAGAAGAATTTCTATGAGACGACTTGTGATAGTACGATAGATGAGATCTGGAAAGAAATAAAAGGAGGGAAGTATAATGGAAAAGAAAGGTGTATACAGATTCTTTATTATGATTGATGGCGTTGGTAACAATTGCGATGAGGCATTGATAAACGCTATGAAGAATGTAGGGATAGAGCATCCAGATAAATTGGCTGGTGACATTGACTATAAATTAATTAAAGAACTAGCAGATGTAGTGTATGTCCAGTCAGAGATAGGCGAAGCGTAGTAATGCTTTACATTAGTAATCAGGTATGGTATAATACTATTGTATCTATTTTACAAAATGACTATTAATTAGAGGTGAATACTTATAGTTATTACTAATTAAAATAGTGGTATGTTCAGTTGATTTATGTAAATTGATAAGGAATGTAATACAATAGTAAAGGAGACTATAGGTTATGGATGAAGAGGTAATAGGAAATGGTAAGAGGATACGGAAGGAACGGTATAGAAAGTTCAAGGATGATTGGCGGTATGTCGGTTGTGATGTGTGGAGATTGGATAAGGTTAGTGGACATTATTCCCCAGAAGATGATTGGATAGATAGCATTGATAATAAAAACATTATCACATTCCCACCTCAGATCGCAATGGTTGATTGGATTGCGGAAGTGTTAGAGGAAAGGGAAGCAAAAATAATTTATGATTTTGTGTGGCGTGGTAGAAGTATGGATGAGATAGGAAAGGAATTAGGTTATACAAGGCAGAGGATCTGGCAGTTGTACAAGCAGGGATTAGCGAGGATAGGCGAGATAGTGGGAGATGCAGAACAGTTCAAAGCACTGTTCATTATGGATCAACCTCAGGCTTTGCCTGAGGTTGATGAGGATAGCGATAAAGAAAGTAATAATACTTTTGTAAATATCGCATAGGGAGGATATAATAAGAATGAAGAAGACTACATTCAAAGCGGTGAAGGATAGAGATATTGAAACGGTTCTGTGGGATCTAGTAGAAGATGCCCTCAGAGAATTCAATGTGAGCAGGAATTGTAAGATAGGAAGACAGACTTTCAGTAATATATTAAGTACATTATCGCAGATGGAAATGTTGAAGAGGAGAAGGGAAGATAAGAATTATGATAAGCAGATGGAGCAGGAGGAATATGATATGAAGGATTGGTTGACAGTATTAGATGGTACAGGAAAGTAGTAGAGAATAATAAACCCAAAATCCTAAAAGGATTTTGGGTTGTAAGGATAGTAAGGAGAATAAATGTTTAAGTTAGTGTTAGGTAAGTTGGATGTGGATGTGAAGGTATTGAGGAATAGAAAGAAGAATCAGTATAGTAAGTCGGATCTAGCGGTGAAGATAAAAATAAAATATGATGATGATTATATAGATGTTGATGTGGATAAGGGTAAGTTAAAGGATGTGGTTGATGATTGGGTTAGTGATATAAGTGGTGATGGTTAATGGTTGGTTTGGTTTATGGTTAATGTGGTAATGTGGTTTAATGGTTTGGTTATGTGGTATGGTGGTAGAATATTTTAGTGGTTAATAATAATAAAATTAGTAAATCATATCTAAACTGTAATAAAATAAAAAATATATATAAGGTATATAAGGGGTATATGTTATCATATAGAATTTATCTATATGATAATAGCCCAAAACTATTTGGACCCCATTTTCCCACATTGACATTACTATTGTTAAGGGGATAAAGAGATGGCACTGAATGACAGGTTAGAGAAAGTATTAGCGGATCCTCTGCTATTTATTAGTCGGTTAAAGATTATTAATAAGTTAGGGGAACTGACTAGTCTACGACCTACATCAGAGCAACTGGAAATGTATAAGGCATTAGAGGGAGAACAGGATTGTTTATTTCTGAAGCCTAGACAGATTGGTTCTACTACATTTGTTTCAGCGTGGTTATTCTATAAGTGGTTCACGGCGAAAGAGCCAATCACTATTGCTATACTATCGCATAAGTTATCTTCAGCGAAACATATTCTAGCGATCTATAAGCGTTTCTTCTCTACATTGCCGAAGCCACTACAACGAGAATTATTTATTGAGAATACTACTGAGATGGTATTCGCTGATACGGGTGCTAAGATTATGGCGGTGTCTGCTGAGGGTAAGGGAGGACTTAGATCTTTTACCTGCAATTATCTTCATATGTCTGAATATGCATTTGCTCCGAATCCTGAGGAACTTAAGGCTACTGCTATAGGTGCTCTTAATGGGAACAGGTTAATCATAGAGAGCACTGCGAATCATTATGGTGATGCATTACACCAAGAAGTTATTAAGGCTCAGAGAGGTGAAGGGGCTTGGAACTATAAATTTTTTCCGTGGTTTGAGCATCCAAGTTATCAGTCAGATTATCCTGAGGGGTGGAAGTGTGAGGACCTAGATTTCCAGCGTACACATATGCTCAGTCAGAATCAGATGTATTGGAGAGCCTGTATGATCCATAGGATTGGGTCAGAGAAATTTAGGAGAGAATATCCTGCTACATTAGAAGAAGCCTTTGCTCAGTCAGGTCGTGCTTACTTCTCTGATGATGATCTCCGTTATGTGGAGACAAAGAATGTGGAGGCTATTAACAATAAGAAATATATCTGGACTGAACCTGATTTTAACACTTCTTACGCTATCGGTGTGGATGTTGCTAGTGGTAGGGGTGGTGACTATTCAGTCATTACCGTTATGGATAAAATTAGTTATCAGCCTGTGGCTATGTTTCGTAGCAATACAACAGTGCCTTGTGACTTGGCTGATAAGATTATTATCTTAGCAACAATGTATAACGAGGCTAAGGTATTGGTAGAGGAAAACAATTGGGGTCTTCCTGTGCTAAACGAATTAAGGAATAGAGGGTATTACAACCTCTGGTCTGACCAGAAGGGTAAGGACTGGATAACGACTACGAAGTCTAAAATCATTCTATTTGAAGAACTTAAAGCACTACTTAGTGAGGGTGTGATTACACAACTAGATAGCATTACTTATACGGAACTTCGTTCCTATCAGTTAGATGAAAGAGGTCTGGCTCCTAAGGTACCAGATAATTTAGATCATCACGGTGATACTGTTATTGCTTTAGCCCTTGCCTGTCAGTGTCTTAAGCAAGTTCAATTACATAAGAATGCATATCTACCTGACTGGATTAAAGAGCGTAGGGTACAAAGGGTACTGGATAATTCATTGGGTCAGAAGGAGAAAAGATATTAATTTTACAATTTATACTATAATAGGGAATCAAGAATAATGGCACTAACACATAGTGAAAAGAACGGCTTTGTCCGTGCAGTTGTTGCAGAACACGAAGCCTTATGGGGTGAGCGTCAGGCTGATATGCGTAAGTATAAGGCTGCGTATATGACGAACTTCTATAAGGAGAGGAATGCATTTGATACACACGGACAGTTGCGTGTTGAGACTTCAGATGCTTATGCTTATATTGAAGGCTTCATTGCAAGTCTGTTTAGTAAGGCACCGTCCGTAGAGATTGGTGCTGACATTCAGGGTAAAGGCAATAAGAAGATGATTAAAGAAATTGCTAATCGTTTCTTATTTGAACAGAGAACGCAGATGGAATTGGCTTCCAGACTGGCTCTGATTTATCCTAATAGTTTTATGAAGTTATATCCTAGAGATAGTACTAACATACTAGATCGTGTAGGTATCAAGGCACTATCTCCTTGGGAGGTAATCGTTGATCGTGATGCTACTACTTGGGATGAACAAAGGTATATAGGTCACATCTATTATGAGACTGTATCCGGTATGAATCATCGGTTCGGTGCTAAGAAGTGGTCACCTATTACTAAGACAAATTATTTTGAAGAGCACGGAGCACCAGCCGATCCTTATGCGGATCAGATGGATAACTTGCCTAATCAATTCTTGTATTGTAAGGTCGTAGAACTTTATGATATGATTAATGGTAAGTTATATTTCTGGACACCTAACTGGCAGGGTGGTGAGAAACTATTATCTGAGGATGATATTCCGTTAGAGGATCACAATGATGAGCCTATTGCTCCTATCATACCTTTATATTATTCCCGTGTACCTGACCAGCCGATGGACGGTATCTCCGCTATGAAGCGGATCTATGATCAGGTATATGAGAAGAATATCTTGCGGTCGTTTTGGGCTAATGCTGTTCGTAGAGATACAAGGCAATACCTCGTTAAAG